GTGGTTTTCTGGGGTCTATCTGGGAGAATTTCTGGGGGCATATTCTGGGGTAGTTTTTAAGGGTTTGCATGCTGTTCAACCTACACTACATATTGTGGTTTTGACCCCAAAATAGCGATTTGATACCCATATATTGTGTACCTTCCCCACCTTGGGCACTAGGATTTGACCTGATAACCCTAGTAGCTACTTATATAAATATATGCCCATAGCCCCATATATAAAAAGATGTATATAGATATATATGTATATGGATATATGCCCCTATTAACCTATTGATATATATGTATATGCTTATATGAATATATGGAANANGGTTTTGGCGAGGGAATTAATCGCACGAAGACCCCCCACTACTAACCTAGTAACTAGTAGCGACAGGTACTGGTTGCTGGTTAGGAGGGGGTGGGTCTTGTCTTTGGGGGGCAGCATCGGAGTATACCCTTATACATTTAATTTCTATAAAAGAGGANGTATAGTTTTGGGTTCTGGGATTCTAGGTACTGTATATTTTAAAAAATACAAAAAGAAAGATTATAAGAAGGATAGTTACTGTATCTAGTTACTAGTATATATTCTATTCTTTTCTTTCTTTTTAACTTTATTAACTTTAAGTTTCTGGGGAACTAAATTATACAAAATACAAATAAATACTGTCAAGGGAAGAATAATTCCTGAAATAGAAAACCCCCATAAGTTGGAAATTCGCCTTATGGAGGTTTAGAGGGAACCAATAGCTGATAGGAGGTAACTATGATTCGTGGCTATTATAGCACAGGGGGGCAACTAGGGGTGGTGGAAAGAACGCAGATTAGTCTAGAGCAACGTACTGCACGAAGTGGTCAATGGTGGTGAGGCAAAGCACCACGCCCTAGTTTCCGTTTCCACCGAGTTTATGCTAACATCATTTTTATGGTTACGGTAAGAGGTTGTAGTAAATGTTTAGGGGCAACTATTCCGAGTGATGACGGTAACAAGTGTGTTATCTGTGGTTATACTGATTATTCTACTGCTCCAACTTATAAGATTAAACGAACTAAACATGAAGGTGTTCATGAACACGCAACTATTTTAATTCGTAAAATGGGGCAATCTTCTCTTTACCACGCTAAAACTGCTTATGTTATGAGTTTTACTAATGGTTATGGTAACCAAGCGTTTAGATATGAGATGAATTGTCCCTATGATAATTGCAAACAGAGGTGTGCAACAAAACGATATTCCCATAAACGTGAGTTTAAATATAAATGCAAGAATAGACATATATGGTATCTTATAATGAAAGACGATGAACCCGTATATTGGAGGTATTAATGCCTAAAGGAAAAGGAACCTACGGTTCAAAAGTAGGAAGACCACCTAAGAAAAACAAAAAAAATAAAAAAAGGTAGGTTATTAATGGCTAGTAACGCTGTCCCTGATATGCCAGGGAATAATCCTGAAGCTATTAAAGCTAGACAAGATTTATTTCTCGAAGCATTTGAAGAATTAGGTACGATTACACACGCATGTAAGAAGACTGGTATAGATAGAAGTACGTACAAACGATGGAAACGAGATGATAAGTTTGATTTTGTTACCAGATTTAATGACGTTAAAGATGATTTCGCAGAAGAAATAGAACAAACTCTGTTTCAAAGAGCTAAAGACCCTAAATCTAACCCCGTTATTTTAATATTTGCACTCAAAGGTCTACTACCTGATAAGTATAAAGACAATGCACAGGTAAATGACGAGACTGCTAAAGATATTATGAAAGAACTTAAAACTAAATTTAGAGGTATTAAGTTTGATGAAAGCGAAACGTCTGATACTAAAACAGCACAACAACAAGCAGAAGATATCCTAAGAGGCAAAAGTGGAGAAAAATAACAGCAACGCACCTGTTAATGAACTAGCTGATTTTATTTATGAAAAAGTAGATTTTAAACCAACTTCCTTACAATCACCGATACTGAAGTCTAGAAAAAGATTTATCCTGGTAGCTGGTGGTGAACAAGCTGGTAAATCTATGGTCGCTTCTAAATATCTGCTAGGTAGATTCCTAGAAACAGAAGGACAAGGTCTGTTCTGGCTAGTTGCTGCCGACTATGAACGTACCAGAGCTGAGTTTGAATACCTAGTACAAGACTTCGCTACACTAGGACTACTAAAAGAATCAACTAAAAGAGTAGACCCAGGTAGAATTGTACTCGCAGACGGTACAAGAATAGAAACAAAGTCTGCTAAAGACCCAAGAACACTAGCTATGAGAGCACCTAATGGCATCATTGGTTGCGAAGCATCACAGCTAGACCTAGAAACTTTCCACAGATTGCGTGGTAGATGTGCTCCAAAGAAAGGTTGGATGTTTTTAGCAGGTACTTTTGAAGGCTCACTAGGTTGGTATCCACAAATGTACCAGTCATGGCAACACTCAGCATCAATAGATGAACAAGCCTTCTCATTACCCAGCTACTCTAACCAGTATCTGTACCCAGGTGGTAGACAAGACCCAGAAATATTAGCACTTGAACGAGCTAGTTCAGATGATTTCTTTCTAGAAAGAATAGAAGGTATACCCAGCCCACCACAAGGTCTGGTATTCAATGAACTACGAGCTGACATTCATGTACGTGACGTAGAATACGAACCAGATATACCTGTACATATATGGATAGACCCTGGTTATTCAGAAGCATACGCCTGTGAAATAGTACAAATAGTTAATGACCAAGTAAGAGTGATAGATGAAATCTATGAAAGGAATCTGGTTACAGATGAAATTATAGATATAGCACAATCAAGACCCTGGTGGAGAGATGCACAGTTCGGAGTTATTGATATCGCAGGTTATCAACACCAAGCTATGGCTGCCCCTGCAGAAGTCTGGTTAGAACGAACTGGTATCTATTTTGACTCACAAAAAATAAGAATTAACGAAGGAACTGAAAGATTAAAGTCGTTTTTAAAGACCGACCCAGTATCTAAAACAGAACCTATGATAGTATTTAACCCAAAGTGTGAAGGAATATTGTCAGAATTCGGTGTTAAACCAAATCCCTTTGATGGACAGACTCGTTCCTATAGATGGAAGATGGACAGAGATGGTAATATTGTGGGACAAACACCTGAAGATAGATACAATCATGGTGTTAAAGCAGTAATTTACGGATTAATTAATCGTTATGGGTATGGTTATATTACCGATAATAAAACTATAAAGGTTAAACAATGGTAATAATGGTCAATGGCTAATTACAAAGCAGAGGAAATTATATCTCTTGTAGACAATCATTATGATTTAACAGAACCTATGCGTACTCGTATGGATGATGACTATAAATTATACCGACTAGAAGAATTTGACGCAGGAGAAGGCTACCAGTCTTACACTTCAAACGAACCTATGGTATACGCAGACAAACTTATTTCTTGGATGACTTCTGCTGAAATGGTTGTACGAATACCTTATAACAATTCAGAAAGAGAACAACGAGAAAATAATGACGCTAAAGAAAAGTTTTTAATTGGTGTCTTAAAATCTGCTGATGAAAGACTAACTAACAGATTACAGCCAATAGTAAGGCAACAACTAGCTTGGTACATAACACTACGTGGTTGGTACTCAGGCAGAGCCTTACTAGTTAAGAATAAAGATGGCGATACCTATGTTGATATTCAACCATGGGACCCACTTCATACTTATTGGGGAGAAGGTCCTGATGGTTTGTCATGGGCTTGTTATAAATCTAAGAAGTCACCATCAGAAATTAATTTAACTTATGGCGTAACTGTAGGTTCAGATTCAGATACAGATGAACCTATTGATGTTTACGATTTTTATGACAAAGAAGATAATATTGTTGTTACAGATTCAACTGTATTAAAGAAAAGAACTAAACATGGAGCTGATGAAGTTCCAGTATTTCTTGGACCAGTAGGTGCAACACCCATGATTCAAGCAATTACAGATACAAGAAACCAAGATACAATGGAAGACTTTGGTGAATCTTGTTATAAATCTACTCGTGACTTGTTTGATAAACAAAACTTTATGATGAGCGTAATGCTTGAACTTACAGCTCGTTCACGAAGACAAGGATTGAAAGTTAAATCTCGTGACGGAACTAAAACANTAGAAGAAGACCCATATAAAGAAGGCTCAGAGATAGCTCTTGGGCAAGGCGAAGACGTTGAACCTCTAGGGCTATTAGAAATGGCTAAAGAATCAGGCGTATTCATGGGACTTGTGTCTGGTGAAATGCAAAGAGGTGGATTACCACACTCTATTTATGGACAATTAGAATTTCAATTATCAGGGTTTGCAATAAATACACTAAGACAAGGCGTTGAATCACAACTTGAACCAAGACTTCACTCTCTTGAACGTGCATATATGTGCATAGCAAAGATGATTTCAGACCAATATATTACTGGTGCCTACAAAGCAGTTGAAGTTAGTGGTAAAGATAGAAATAGAATGTATTTTTCTGAAGAAATTACAGTCGATACTATCAAAAATGCAGGTGACCCTGAAATAGAATTCATCGGTCAGTTGCCACAAGACGATATGACCAAGATGTCTATGGCTCAAATGGCACGAGAAGGACAAACTCCACTCTTGTCAGATACGTTTATACGTGACCATGTACTTGGTTTGCAGTCTGCTGACCAAATGGATGACGCAATTAACGCACAAATAGCAGAAAGAACTCTACCTGAAGCTACATTGTGGACAATGTTACAAGCAGCTTTAAGACAAGGCAGAGAAGATTTAGCTAAGTTCTATCAAGGTGAACTTGAAAGATTATTCTTAGTTAAAGGAATGGAACAGGCACAGATGATGCAACAGGCTGGAGCAATGGCTCAAGGCGTAGCTCCACCACAACCACAGGGTGGTCCATTACCACCACAAGGTATGCAACCACCATTGCCAGGTATGGGTGGAGGTCCAACAGCTTCCCCTCAAGTAATGCCTAATGCTATGATGGGTGTACCACCTGTAGCTCCGACTGCTCCTCCTGGTCCGTCAGTTCCTCTTGGAACTCCTAGACCTGGAGCACAAGATGCAGCTACAAGATTGGCAGAACAAGGATTAATCCTACCTGACGAAGGAGTATAGAAAAATGGCAACACCGAGTTATTTTACCGAATGGGAAGATTTAGGAGACAATAAAAACATTGATTCTATTCCAGATGCTTATGCATCAATAGGTGCTTTTGCTAATTTGCCAGCAGAACAAGTAGCTAATGCTATGTCTGGAGTATTTAATACGTTTCCAGGTGGACAAAAAGGATTAATTCAAAGAACTAACCAAGAACTTTTAAATCAAAGAATAATGGATAATGTATTATCCCAATTACCTCCAGTAGAAAGCTCTGGACCCAACATAAATTTTGACTTAATGAATTTTGATAAGAATGACTTTAGAACTAGAGAAGCATTTAATAGAGCACTAGTAGCTTCAGGAAAAGTTCTTTCTGATGAACAACAAGCATTTAATGAAGCTCAAGATATACTGAGCCTTCTTAAAAATGATATAGCTGCTGCTCCAGGATATCCTGGATTTGTCCCACCAGCACTTACTGCTGCTATACAACAACAAGAATCTTTTATAGAACCTACACCTACTTATGGACAATTAGCACGAACATATGAAGATTTTATTGACCCATCACGAGGGGCATTTAGAACTGATTTAGGAATAAGTTCACCTTCTGATATGGGATATTTTGCTCCTTCTCCAAGACGTATAGCTGACTATGCAAAAGATATTATTGACCCAATAACAGGTGAAATTATTCGTGACCTAGGTGGACCTATTCCTACAACAAGTGAATTAAGAAAATTACAGTTACGCCAAGCATTGGGACAGGCTGAACCTGGAACTTTTGATTTAACAAACCCTTTATTTAATTACCCTGGTAGGATGTCGGTATCAGACTTAGATATATTAGCTGCACAAACTGCTGACCAAGTAGCTGCGAAAGCACCTTTCAGAATAGAACCAGATAAAGAAACTACATTTATACAACCAGAAGCTATAGGTTATGACCCACAAAGTGGTACTTTTGTTGGTGAAAAGTACCTTAAAGATGGTGAGTATATAGAGCCTACTTATACTCAGCCTCAAGCAGAAGACATTAAAGAAAAAACACAAGCAGAAAAAGTTAAAGAAATGGTAGAAGATGCTGGTACAACAGAAGGTGAATGGAATCAACAACCATGGGTAGCTCCAAACGGAACTGTTTATAATTGGAAAAGTGATGGAAAAGGTGGAGCTATATTTGAACTTCCAGAAGGAAAATTAGCTTTTGATGCAATGAACGCTATGGCTTCAGGTCAAGATATAACAAGCCCAACAGGAGAAACAGGTGGAACTATTACAGTAGCTACACCAACTGCACCACCTGCAGCTGCTGTAACTGCTATACCTGGTGTAACTGCTACAGCTGGTGCACCAACAATTCCAGCAGGAACTATGACTCCTTCTGCAACTAATTTATTTGCAGACCCATATGAAGCAGCTTTAGATGAATTTGAACAATATAAAAGATATCAATTATCTGGATTTCCTGAAACTACTATGGGACAAAGAATGGCTGTTCAACCTAGTTTGGGTTATGGATATCAACCAGCAATGGGAAGATATTTACTTGGTACTGCAGGAGAAAGATTTATTCCCCAAGAAGGTCTTTCTGGTGGTGGAGCATTTGCTTCATATTTAAGAGGACAGCCAAGAGCAGACTTATCACAAATTAGACAAGAATATGCAAACTTAGCACAAGCGTTAGGTGCATATGGAGCAGCTCAAGATGTTTCTCAATTAAATCAACCAATTATTAGTTATACGGCAGCATTTGGAACGCCAGGAGAAGAAAGGCTTAAAGAGAATATATTAAGTGCAACACAGGCTGCACTTGGTGGTAGTCCAGTATTTAGAAGGAGTAGTTTAGAGAACGTATATGATGCTATGGAACAACAGTATGGTGCAGATATAGGTGCTAGATTTGCAGACTTTGTTGGCAGAGGTTTTGGTGTACAAGGTAATTTACCTACTGGAAATACACCTATTATATCTTCAGATTTTTCTGGTATTACACCTGGTACTTCAGGAATAAACCCATATGGAATGATTAGTTAAGGAGTAAATATGGCTAATACAAACACATTTGCTGATTTTTATGACACAATGCTTGAGGCAGAACCTCAGACAGCTTTTATGGGGGCTGTAGGTAGAGAGACATTTGGTCGTTCATTACCTGACCCCACGTTAGATAGAGCACGAGCAGGATTTAGAAATCAGTTTAGTGATGTATACAATCAGTATCTTGGTCAACGAGCTAATCAAATGAAAAGTAGAGCTGACCCTTCGCAATTAAGTACGTTTTCTAATTTCTTAGAAAAGTATCCTTTTACACAAAGATATTCGGCTATGACTCCGTATCAACGAGGAACATCAATGAGTAGATTCTCTCCTAGTACAAGGTTTATATATTACTAATGCCACACATACCAGGACATCAATACACTCCTCCTAACAGGTTGTCCTTTGGTCCTACCCCACAGATACCAGGACAATCAGCACCTCCACCTATTCAAGAAGATGGAGGTTTTTGGTCTGATATTTGGAGTGATTATTTACAACCTGGATTAGAAACTGCTGTAGGTTTACCTGGAGTTAAACAATTATTTCAAGGATTAGGAGAAATACAAAACAGAGCTGTTATTCCTACAGTTAGTAGATTAATAGAACCTTTACCAATTAGATTTGAAGAAACACCTGGTGCCCCTGAAGTTTCATGGTATGACGTACCTGGTCAATTTGGTAGAGGAGAGACAAAATGGAATTGGGACCAATATGTTACTCCTGAAGGTAAATTTTCTCCTCAAGCAGCCTATGACCAATTAATGAATCTTAATCCTGCAAATGTTGCATTAGAAGTAATAGGAGAAAATTTAAATAAAGACTTTGATTTATTGGAACCAGAAACAAGAAGAAGCCAGAATGTTCAAAAAGAAATAGAACGATTTGAACAAGTTAATCAAAGACCTGTTACTCAAGTAGAACAAAGACAAATAGAAGAAGATTTATATAAGTTACCACCATATACACGAGGGATAGCTGAAGAATTACCTTGGCTTGCTTTACCACCTGCTAGAGTAGCTAGAGCTGCTACACAAACAGTACGTAAAGGAAAAGCTCTTAGTTCTGCTGGTCGATTAGGAGCTGCTGCTCCTGTAGCACGAGGGGCATTACGTGGAGCCGAGATAGCTTTAAAACCTGTAGAAATTATTGAAACAGCTATGGCTAGAGTTATTGAAGCACCATTTAAATTAATAGGTCGAGGTGCTGACTTAACAGGTCGTGGAGTTAATAGAGTTATTAATAGAGCTCAAATACTTAACTTAAGTGAAAGGGGATTGATGGAAGGTGACAATATAATGAAAACAAATATTGTTGACGCAGCAGGTAATTCATTAACTCCTGAACAAAAATTAATTAACATTAATGATACATTTGAAGCTAAAACAGGAATTAGTAACAGATATCGTATTGAAGAAACTTATAGTCAAAGAGTTGGAGAAGAATCAATACCTAATTATACTTTAAGAATTAATAATGATGCTGTTATTCCAGATAGAATACGTGTAAGAACTGATGAAGAAGCTCTTAATAGACCTAAATCACCTGAAGTAGAAGCTACTAGAGAAGGTGAACAATTAGGATTTGATGAGGTTCTTGAATCCCAAAGAAGACAAGAGTTTTTAAATAAGTTAGGTCGTGAGCCAACTGAAGTAGAAGAGTTAGCATTTAATAGACGTATGTCTGTTGAAGATGCTAAAAAAGAAATAACAGATAAAGGTGGAATACAAAGAGAATTTGATTTTGAAATTGAAACACCTATAGAAGAAATGTCTGTTAATTCTTATCAAGCATTTAAAAGATTAAATGAATCTCCTTTTGGTCAAACTGTAGAAGGTGTTCTTAAAGGTTTAAAAAGTTCTAAGGTAGTAAAAGAATTACACAGCAAAGGTAAAAATGCAGATAAATATTTAACAGATAAACTTAATAACAGATTTCCTAATTTACCTACATGGTTTGTAGAATTTAACAATAAAAATAATGATGCTTTTTATGGATTAAAAAAGAATATTGATGATTTCCTTGACGCAAGAGGAGCTAATCCAGGTCCATATTTAAAATTATCTAGGGAAGCATTAATAAACTTTCCTACTAAATTAGGAATTAGTAGTTCTCATGCAGTTAATAGAGCTAGTAATAGAATTGAAAATGTTTACAGAAAAAAAATAATTCCTGCAATAAACAAAGGAGTTAAAGAAAACGATATTAGCAATTTAATATTAGCACGATTTCATCTTGAAATTCTTAATGTAAAAAACGTAGATGGTACTTTAAAGTTTCCTAACAGAGCAGCACCTCAAAAATTTGAAACTGCACCTGGAGAAAACATTAATAAAGAAGTTTTAGAAGATATGGTTAATCTTAAAAGTAATCGGTATGCTGATTATGATGCTGACCAAATAAAAGCTCTTGAAGAGGCTGTAGATGGTGTTACTAATTTTTATACAGAAGCAAGAACTAAGTTATATAACAACGGCATTATAGATAAAGAAACTTATGATTATCTTCGTACTACTTATAAACATTACAATCCAATTACTTATGTAGAATATATGGATGACTTTGCAATTGATGTTGTTCCAGGCAAAGGTAGAAATGTTGTAGACAATACTGTTAGAACATTAGATGAAAAGTATGATGGTAAATATACAACACGAAATGCTGTTGGAGAAACTTTATGGGAAAACATTATTAGGCAAGAAGTAAGAATTATTAATAATGAAAACACACGTACCTTTGGAAGATTGTATCAAGAAAGATTAAACTTTAAAGAGGTAACTGACAACTTTATTAATAAGTCAGGGAAAAAGAAAGGACAATATAAAACAGGCAAAAGCTCTAAAAGTTTATATAATGATAAAAAGAAAACAGGATACTTTTCTTTTTATGAAGATGGTAAGCGAGTAATTATTGGTGGTGTAGATGGAGCAGAAGTTCCACGAGATGTATGGGAAACATTAAATGGTAGAGCAGGTTTAAACTTACAGTCTCCAAGTGAAATAGCACAAAAGATAGCTATGTCTAATGGTTGGTTTAGGTCTATGTATACTACATACAATCCATTGTTTTGGACTAGAAACATGGTTATAGATGGTTTAACTGTATGGCTTAAAACAGGAACTATGCCTCACAAAGTTGGTATGGAATTAATGAAAGATTTATATTCTATAGCTACTAATAGTGAACAAAGGTTTGTTCGATTTATTGGAGACTTAGGTGGNTGGCAAGGTGATGGTTATGTTGGAAGACAACGAACGGCTGCCTCTATTAATGCAACTATTAAAAATGCTGACCAATCACTTGGTGCCATTGTTGTAGATTCTGATAAAGCATTACGTAAAGTTTTAAAAGAAACTACTACAAGCACAATGAAAGATACTATTAAGAAAGTTGGTGGTGCAGTAGAAGCTGCTCCACGACACGCTGTTGGTAGAAG